TGGAGGTTTTGAGGTATCGTCGTTTTGGTCGTGAATCTGTAATCGAATTTGAATCAGATTTGAGGCTTTTTTTTCTGGACGAAACAAACGTTACTCAGTATTTGAATAGCGCACATCGGGAAAACGTCGTCGAGCCAATGGAACGGCTTTTAAATGAGTTTTTGAACGTGGTTAATTCGGATCGTGAATACAAAACCGTCGAGGATTACGAGGTAATCACTTTCAGTCGGTTCGGTGTGGAAAATGAACAGGGGATGTTTAAAAACGTTCTCGATGCAAATTTAAGCGGGGTTGAACTCCGAGTTACTTTGAGTAAGTACAAAGAAAAATGTAAATGTTAAATTTTAAAAAAGCGAAAAAAATATGGCTTTAGGATGTAATTGCAATGCGGGACTTTCCAATACTGGGCGCCCAAATTGCGTACCGATTCAATCGGTAACAAGCAAATTAATAATGGTTCCGTTATTTGATGCTGACGGGAATCAAAATTACATCGACCTAACGGCACCCGTGCCAAACTGGATCGATTTAGTAAACGAAGCGGATCCAACAAAACGCTGGTTTCCACTTCCAAATTTCGAAAACGTTGAACTACCAAAAGCGGATAGTCAATTCGAGGAGGCGAACAGCGGTCGAATGGTATTCCTACGTCAAGGAAAAAGGTCGTTCACTGGTGAACTTTGGGCGGACGATAGTTCACCTACTTTATTGAGTAAATTACAAAATAATCGATGCGTTGATTTCGGTGTTTACATCGTTGACGTTAACGGTTCTTTGGTAGGTTCAAAAGTAGGCGATGAACTTTACCCGATACCAGTCGACAATCCATCGTTCGACCCTAAATATATGTTCGCAACTGATTCGACCACGTCCAAAATAATGGTCGCATTTGATTTCGATCGTTTATTCGATGAGGGAACGATGTACATGATCACAGCGACCGAAGCTGGTTTGGATTTCAATACCTTGAACGGTTTGATCGATGTAAACTTTACGGCAAATTCAACTCCGGGCGGTGGTCAGTTGTCTTCGGTTTTACTTTTGGATTACGGTACAGCGTATAACCCGATTCAGTTCACTGGAGGGGTAGCGGCTGATTTTTCAATCACGATTAACGGTGTCGCTGCGACATTTACTTCCGTAACTGAGGGTCCGACGGGAACGTATTTATTTTTACACGCTGGAACTCCGGGCGACGAGATCCTTATTTCAGTGGTTAAAACTGGTTACACTGGTTCGTTCGGATACACTGAACCTTAATTTTTGAACTATGGAATTTCTTAAAATAGGACGGCACTCGTTGAATATTGCGCAACTGGAGGGAATGACAAAAGCGGAAGCGTTTGAGGCTTTGCCGCACATCCCTAAAAATGTAATCGAACACGCATACCAACTGGTAAAACCACGTTCAAAGAAAAAACCAAAGGACAAAAGCGAATAACTCGCAAAAAACTCGTAGAGGGGCGTCAGAAACGACGCCCTTTTTTTATCGTAACTTTGTTTTATGGCGGTAAATTTACTCGATACGGCTTTGGGAGGGGTTCTAAGGAACGCACAAACGATTAGTTTTCCAGTGATCTGGAGGTCGGTTTTTCAGGATGTAAAATTTAAAACTCTGATTTTAGACTGGATCCGCTGGGATCAGTTGTATTCGCAAGGGGTTGACGAATTCGGGCGCATTATTGGGTACTATTCCGAATGGACGGAGATAATTAACCCCTCCAAAGTGGCTGGAACTCCATTTACTTTATACGATACGGGGGATTTTTACCGTTCGTTGTATATTTACGTTACAAACGATTCATTTTTTATCGATGGGGAAAGTGTTAAAACAGACGAGAATGGCGCTACAAAGGATCTTTTCGTGGAATACGGGCAAGGAATCGTCGGACTTACCGATGAAAACAGAACAAAACTCGCAAACGAACTTATCGTCAGGTTTCAAGTTGAATACGAACGATTATTATTCGGGAATCGATGAAATGCCGCTGTTTAACTGGATTGAATGTAACAAAGGAAACCTACGGTACGTCAGAAAACCAGAGGGTAAAGGAAAACGGCACGATGTGGAGGCGTGGACGGCAATTTACGATGCCTATATTACTGAATTCGGACTGGGAAAATTGTACGATAGACTGTTAAAAGCGATGAAAAAAAAGGTCGAGTTACAACTGGATTACGTGATGACTGGAAATCGGTTTAAATTAACTGAAATCGAGGTCGAAAATGCTCGTTTGGAATCAATGTTAAGTAATAAGGGTAACGGCATGACGATTGAACAAACCCTGATCCATTTATCGAAGTGGCTCGGGTCGTGGATCAATTCAAAAAACATTACGGTAAGGGAATATTTTAATTTAATACACGAGTATGGCAAAGCAAATAAAGGCGTCTGATATATTTGAGAACGACGATATTTTTAAGGGAATAAGGGATTCGGCAATACAAACGATTTCGATGCTGGATAAAATGAACGCTGAATTCGTTCAGTTAGCAACTACGATGAAAAAATCCATCGGCAGCCAGAAATTCGACTCGACAAAATCGATAAATGAATTCCTAACGGCTCAAGGTAAAGCAAATACGTTAATGGAGAAATCGATTAACATCCAGAAAGCCAAATCCAACGCTGAAAAAGCGGCATCGCAAGCGCAGCAGCAACTAACAAAGAATGAAATCGAGCGGGAAAAACTAGAACAGCAAAGGATCAGGACGGCACAACAAAAAGCCAAAGCCGACCAACAAGCGGCAAGGGAAGCGGATAAATTAGCAAAAGCGGAGGAACGAGCGGCAGCCGCAGCCCAAAAGGAGGCGAGTGCGTATGGGCAACTGGAGGCGGAAACAAGGGATTTAAAAAACCAGTCAAAAGAACTTTACGCCCAAATGTTAAAACTCGAGAATCAGGGTAAACGAAATACTGACGAATATCGACAACTCGCGAGGACTTACGGTGATGTAACCGACCGTGCAAGGGAACAACACCAACAATTAATTAATATCGATGCAGCGGTAGGGGATAATTTCCGAAATGTGGGTAATTACACGACCCAGTGGCAAAATTTACAGGCCGTTTTGGGTACGGTTGGTTTAGCGTTTGGAATTCAACAGTTATTCACTGGAGTAAAGGGAGCGGTTGACGAAATGAAAAAACTTCGTAAAGAGGCGTCGATGTTGGGAATGGAGGGAACGCAAATCGATAAATTTGCCACGTCAGTAAAAGCCCTTTCCGAAACCTTTGGAGTCGATCAACAGGAACTTACGCTCGCAGCGAATTCAATGATGAAACAGTTCGGAATGTCCGCTGACGATGCGTTCAGGGTTTTAAAGGAGGGTTACATGAGCGGGGCAAACGCACAGGGGGATTTAACCCAACAAGTGAAAGAATATGCGACCCAAATGAAAGACGCTGGCGGAAATGCCGATACGTTAATGCTTATTTTGAGTAAATCCAACAAAGCGGGGATATTTTCAGATAAAGGAATCGATGTCGTCAAGGAATTCGGATTAAGAATTCGAGAACAAACAAAAACGACCCGTACAGCGATGAACGATGCTTTTGGTAATGATTTCACCGAGCGCATATTTGGAGGCATTAACGACGGCTCAATGACGACCGTACAAGCGTTACAGGAGGTTTCAAAGAAAATGAACGATACTTCGATTCCAGCTAACAAACTTCAAACGGTCGTAGCGGATGTTTTTGCTGGTCCGGGCGAGGATGCTGGTTTGGAATACTTAAAAACGTTAACTGATATCGGTGATGCGACTGGAAATCTGGTCGACAAAAATGATCCATTCGTTAAGCAAATGGAAAAAATGGAACAGTTAAACCAGCAACTAGCTGCGGCACAACTGGAATTCGCTAAATCGTTGGGTTCAGGATCCTCGAGTATCGACGAATTAATAATCAAAGCCAAAATTTTATTTTTCACGATATTCATTCCAGCGGCTGGATTCATTTTAAAAGTAGTGGCGGCATTTGGTTTATTACAGGCTGCAATCTGGATAAATAACGGAGGGATTAAACAACTGGCGATGTCGTTTACCAATATGGGCAGCGTATTTCAGAGAACAACAACGCAAGCAAATACCAGTGCGGCAGCCCAACGTGGAGCGGGAGCGGCAGCCCAAACGGCTGGAACTCAAACGCAAAACGCGGGTAAAGCCATGAGTGCGGTGCCGTGGGTTCTTTTAATCACTTTAGCGATTCAATTCGCTACGGCTTTATACGATGTTGCAAGTGGTGCGCAAGCGGCACGATATGCAAATGAACAACTTGAAGCGCAAAAACAGGCAGCGGCAACAAAAGCAAATGAACGAGTAAGCCAACGAGATAAGGAATTCCAAAAGGAAATCGCCCAACTGGATCGGCTTCGTAGAGGTTACTTGGTTAACGGTAAAGTGGTTAAAATAACCGACGAGGAATACATTCGACGAAAGAAAAAATTAACTGATCAAAATAATCGTAGTATTAATAGCGATATTAAAGGAGTAACGGAAAGAAACAAACAGTACAAAAAAGAACTTGCGGAACTTAAAAAAATGGAACAACAATGGCGTAAAATAGATGCTGTTGACAAAGCAAAAGGTACCGAGGAATTCATGAAATTTACTAAACGAGCAAATGAAATCGCCAACAAATATAAATTAACTGAGGACGACTATCTTTTTACGATTATTCCTTTTGGAAAAACAACAATGGGGTATACCAAAACAATGGCGCAACTGGGTGCTAAAATTGGCGCTACCGAAGAAAAATTAAGTATCTATAACGATGAACAGGATCGTTCGGTTGAATCTATTCGGGATTTGAACACTGAAACTGTGGAAAATACCATAAAACGAGAAGATAACACCGGTAAAATAAACGCTCACGTACCTAAATTAAAAGCTGAAAACGTGGAACTGGAGAAAATGAACGAGTTTTTAAGCGAGCAAAATTCCCTTTTAAATGAGTTAAACCAAACAAGGCTCGACGCACAGGTATTTTTAATCGATGAACGGATTAAAAAAGAACTTGAAAACCAGAAAAAACTGGTCGAGGAATCCATTTTAATCGGGGAAAATCAGGATATCAAATACAATACCGCAGAACTGGAAAAATTACTACAGGAAAAAGCCCGTTTGGAGCGTCAGCAAATCGAAGAAAGGGTAAAATTTGAACGAGACGAAGCGGCAAAGTGGAAAACAGAACAAATCGAAGAAAATCGTAAAACTCTCGAGGAAAATTACGCCAAAGCGAAAGACGAGGCAAAGGGAAATGCGGCAGCGTTGGCAAAAATCGAAGCTGATTACAAAGTAAACAAACAAATCGAGGCGGAAAATGAACTCCAGATTGAATCGGATTACAAATTGAAAATTCAAAATATTAACGAAAAAGCCAATTTGGAAATCATGCAACTAAACAAAAAAACGGACGAGGAAACGATTAACTCGTTAAAGGAGGTTACAGATGCGGTTACCACTGAAACGGAAAAACAAACCCAAACCAAAAAGGACGCTGACGATAAGGAACTAGAAAACCTGAAAGCGGTAATGGATAAACGGAACGAATGGGCGCAGTGGTTAACCGATTATTTCATTCAGCAAAGCGACAAAAGGATTGAGCAAATCGATAAGGAAATCGAAGCGGCTGAAAATCAATTCGACACGCTTCAGGAACTGGCGAAAAATGGCAATATTAACGCTAAGGAATCACTTGCCGAACAGCAAAGGTTAATTAACGAAGCCAACAAACTTAAAGCGAAAGAAGAACGTCGTAAACAAGCGATTGAACTTGCCTCCAGTGTTTACCAAACGTACAACAATAAAGTCGCTGAGGGGGTCGAAAATCCATTAATGGATACGATAAAGGATACGGTTTTACTTCAACAATTCGTTAACACTTTAATCGGTTCAATGCCGTCGTTTATGGACGGAACCGAGGATACTGGGGTAAATGGTCACGGGGTTGACGGTAAAGGAGGTTTTCATGCGATTTTGCATCCAAACGAGCGAGTCGTTCCAAAGCCTTTAAACCAAATGATCGGGGATTTAACGAACGAGGAACTGGCAACTATCGCACAGGAATACCAAAACGGCAAGGTAGTGCGTGGAAATTCCCAGATAATGAGCGCCCTCGATACGGCTGTTTTGGTTTCAAAGTTGGACGAGTTAAAATCCACTATTGAAAACAAACCAGAACACAACATCGAACTCGGTCAAATAACTACCAGCATGATCGAAATTTTGGATTCCAAAAAAACAGGAAACATGGTCAAAACTAACCGATTTAAAGTAAGGAAATGAGGCATTTACTAAACGGCATTGAAATAACGCCCAGAAATCGGGAAAATATAGGAGTCGTTTCTGATTTTACAGGAAATCCAGATTTTTTAAACCTAAATGTCGATTCAATTATTTTACCACGGGAGGGTTTCGAGATAGTAAAGCAGCACGTTCAAACGGTTGGATTATTTGAGGGAATCCCGTACACGGTGGAAATGGAACCAAACGTTACTCTGGAATACTACGTCGATTTAACTGATCCCAATACCAAATTTAAGTCGTATGAATGCGAAATAAAGATCAAAAAACGGGTAAGTCAAGAAAGTTTTTTTGACGATGCAAACGGCACTTCGTTTGAGTTAATGATTAAAAAAGGAATCCAGTTTACAAATGTGAACGTTCCCTATGTGATTATTAAAGATAATCAGGTCGAACTGGGGGTATCGTTGGCTATTTCCTCGTATGTAATGATCAAAGAACTGATTATCGCTGCGGATAAATTGGCTTTAGCCTTTACCAATTTAGTCGAGGCTGTAACTCCCAACGTTGGTGTAACTGGACCGAGCATTTCAGTTGGGGAAATTATTTCGTTATCGCTTCAGGTTTTAATGGCTGCGGCATATTTTGTGGCTACTTTAATAGCGGTAATTGATTTGGCTCGTAAAATGTTTGCGTTGATATTCCCAAAAGTTCGTTATCTGAAAGGGTGCAAAATTCAGGAACTAATGAAAAAAGGGTGCGAATATTTGGGCTATGAATTCGAATCAAATTTATTAACTCAATTCCCAAATTACACGGTCGTTCCTGTTCCTTTGGTGCGGGAGCGTAAATCTATTTTCAAGTTTCAAAGTGACGAATTAATTAACGCATTCAATAAAACAACGCCCAGTTCAAGCGACACGGTGGCGACTTTGGGTCAACTGTTCGATGCTTGCGAAACCATGTTTAATGCCAGAACAAGGGTAAATAATGGCGTGGTTAGATTTGAAAGGAGGGATTACGGACAAACCAACGTTAACGTAACCATTGATCCAGCGTTAAACATCCAACAAGACCGAGACGATGTATTCAGTTACAACGTCGACGATATCTGGAAACGATATTACATTCATTTTACGTTGGATTCAATGGATATTTATACCATGGACGAAAACTACGATTACCACGACGCTGAATATTCGACCGAGCCAACTTCATTTATTAACGAAGATCTGGTTTCAATTAAAGGATTAAACGATGTTCCTGTTCCCTTTGCTTTGGGGTACCGAAAGGACGGTTTAAACTGGCTGGAAAAAATCGCGAAAGGGTTTTTTACCGTTATCGATTGGGTTACTGGGGTTCTGGGAGGTTACACTAATTACGTCGGCAAAATAAATAACAGGGTTGGCGTGTTGGTAATTAGCCAAAATTATTTTGGAGTTACGAAATTACTTTGGACCGTTGGAGGGAAACAGCCGTTATCGTGGAAAAATTACTGTTCTGGGCGTGGTTTATGGTCAAATTTTCATTACATAAACCAAATAACTCTGAATGATTACATCGTCAAAGCCGATACTAGGGTTCGGATTACTTCAAACGATTTCGTAAATTTGTTAAACAATAATTACATCGAGGTAAATGGACTGGTTTGCGAAGTATTACGGCTCGAATGGATTGACGAAAAATCGTTCGCAACGATTACGTACAGGATTCCAAACGATTACGCCTCAGGTAAAGTTTTTACACTTACAATAAATGAATGATCTAAAAAAACATATCGAGCAACTCCAAAAATCGTTTAAATCGATGTTAAAAATTAACGAGGATATTTTAAAAAATTTACCCGAGGATCAACGGTTAAAAGTGGCACCAATTCAAGCGGATATTAACGAAATTTTGAGGTCGGTAAAGAAAGGGGATTTAATGAGGGTTAACGAAATACGGGAAAAATATGCCAATCCAGATACTGAGTAAAGAATATACGGATTTGTTCAATGTAGTGCGATCCTTTTTAAGGGGAAATGCTGGCGACCGTCAGTTACTCAAAGTAAGGATGCGGGCGTCGATTAGTATTTCGTCACTGAATAATCCGTTAACACTGGATATCGCTAACTACCAAATTATTTCGAGTTCTCAAAGTTGGCTCGATGAGGGGTTCCGAATTGGCGATACTGTTCAGTTGGATTTTTACGACCAATTAAACCCAGTTCCGTTAAATTCATATCAGGCGACGATTAATTACATCGATGATCAGATAATCGAAATTAATACTTTGCTAGGTTGGTATTCAATCGTCAATGATCAATTTGCGGTTATTTCCGTTGTGGACCGTGCAAGGGATACGCTGGAGGTATTAACCAATTTTACACCAAATAACCAACCGGGCAGCGAGTTTTCGTTAATCGATGGCGAAGTTACTCGAATCAAATTTGAGGGAATCGACGCACTGGCACCGACATTCGATATCGTTGGGGTTCAAACTGGGAATAAATCAGGATCCTTTCAAGTGGCTTCGTTGCTGGAACGAATCGACGCTGGAACGTCCAGTATCGAACGAGAATATTTACTGTTTTTAACCACTACTCAAAGCGGAGCATACGATCAGGACTGGTTTTTTACGAACGATTGCCTGAAACAATATACGAAAATGCTTTGGAGTTCGTTGGCAAACGAGCCTTATTCCCAAACTGAAATCGTAATAAATGACGGCAGCGATACGGGCTGGTTTGACGAAGCGTTTAATACTGGAGTTGTTAATGCGACGTTAATTCAAGGAATATCGTACGTCGATTATCAATTCCCGACCACTGGTCAATTCGTTATTGATTCAACTTCCAGCGATTACGGGTTTGGTTCGTGCTACATTCCAATCGATGAAAGTTATTACAAAAACCGACCGTATTCTCAGAGTCAAATAACGATGAATATTCCGACCACTGATTTCGGAATAATTGGTACGCCTTATTCGTCAAATCAAAACGAATTCGGTGCTGGTTACACGTTGGAAATAACGAATATTTCAGTTTCTGGAACAGTTTATACGTGCGATTTTGAACTGATTCCTAACGCACAAATGGCGACCTTTTTTGAGGGTCGAGAGGAGGGTGATCGATTATTTTACATTTGGGCTCGGTTTGGAAATGTAAATTTATTGGTTTTTGACGGTCAACTGGAAACCCAACCGCCATCGGGAGGGCTTTGGATTCCAGAAATAAGCCAGTTTTTTGATCATTCAGAACAAACCACAACACCGAGTATTAATATTCAAGGATATTCGGCAAATATCGAGGACGATTTGGGCTGGACTGGTTACTTTTTACTCGATAATTCAACTGTTTACGACTCAGTTACGGTTAAAATCGAGGCTTTTAATTCGGTTAGTTTGGAATCATTTACTTTAAATTCCACATTTTTCGATTTTTCAACGGTTCCCTACAACGGTACGAAACACCTTTTGAATATTACGCAGCCAGTTCAAACCCAGTTACCGACAACAAGTCTAAAACGGGATGCGTTTTTATTTTTGCAGCCCTCCATTGACACGGTAAGCCAGTACGGGGTCGTTCTTTATTTCCCCTTTTTGTATCGCTGGGAATATTGGCTCGCACAAACCAATGCGGATTCGGATTTTTACCCAAATTACCAGACGAAAAACTGGTATCCATACGACTCGACTGGCGATTGGAATGTTAGGTTAAAAATTGATCTGGTTAAAGACGGATTAAGCTATTCACATATCGAGGATGTAACGATTAAAAATTACGATAGTGATCCAGTGATAAAACAAGGCATCGAACTTTACGTCGATTCTACAAATCAAAACGTTCAAATCGTTGTCGAAAATCAATTAATGAGGGTCGTCGCAACTCACGACTTAATCGATGGAACGGGCTGGAATCCCTCCGACGTTTGGGGGATGATTACCGTCGAGCCAAAGGAGGGCGCACCGAGGTATATTTTATCGACGGTAGTTCCTTTTGATTACGACCCAAATAACCCTTTGACGCCTTTGAGCGGGGTTTTAATGAACATCACATTTCCGTCAATGAACATCGCTCGAATGGAATGTTATTTCGACCCAACAAAAATCGATTTATCCAATGGGGTAAAATTCACTACTAAGGTAAAAGGATGTACGGGCGAGGAATTTTTACTAACTAAATTAACGACGTTTGGAGTTCCAAAGGAAACAACGGACGGCATAACTAAATTAAAAGCGTAATAAAATGGGGCAACAAATTAACCAATATTCAAACGAAGCAACTGAGTTAAACGACGACGATTATCTAGATATCGATAAATATCTAGGGCCGTCCAGTTACCAATCCAATAAAATCAAAGCTGAAACCGTTCGAGCGGCTATGTTTAACGGGATCTGGTCGCAAACGAACGATATTACGGTTTCTGGTATTAACTTCATGACACAGTTAAGCGGTTCTGGGGTTGGATCTTTAACTGTTCCCGCAAATGGGTTTCAAGTTGGGAATACTTTCCACTTCAAAATCGGAGGTCAAATAACGGCAGCGAACAACGAAACTATCGAATTTCATGTAATGGCTGGTTCGGTAATTTTAGCCGATTCCAGTGTAATTACTTTGCCTAATATCACGAATCGAGCATGGGAAATAGAACTCGATTTTACGATCAGGGCTACCGGTGCGGCTGGGGTTGCATCCATTATTACTACGGGCGACTTTGTTTACAATAAAAACGCATCAAATGCGGTCGAGGGCGAACATTTTTTAGACTTGAATAACACCACTTTCGACACAAGTATTTCCAATACTCTGGTAATCAAATGTGCGTGGGGATCCACAAACCCGACTAATTCAATAAAAAGCCGTCAGGGTTATTTACTTAAAATAATGTAAAAAATGTGCGACTGTTTACAACTGGAATTTCATTTAATCGAGGATCCAGCCCCGAACACTAACGAAACTCTGTTTGCGACTGGAACATTAAACGGTTTCAATACGTACGAATTTACTTACGATGGGGTTACGTATTACATTTGGCATAACGAAAC